TCTTCTTCGAGATAGCGGCCATACGCCGCTCCGGGCACGCCGGAACGTCAGTTTTGAATTTCCTTGTGAACTTCGTGATGTGGCACGTCCTTGTCTTTGGGGACAACGGCCACTTGTTCTTGGACCCACGTCGTAGGCGGGCGAAAGACAGGTGGGGCACGATGAGGTGGATGTTTGGGGGCTTTGAGGGAGATGATTCTGGCATTCAGACTTTCCCGGCATTTGAGAAACAGCAGTTCGCTCGGATGACGGAAGACTGGAAATTCTGCGGCTTTAACATGAAGCTGAAACACGGTGAGAACATCGGCATGTTCATCGGTCACGCGATCGAGGTCGACAACTTCGGACCCACCGGCGTTTATTGTCCAGATATGAGGAAATTCGTAAAGGCATCGGGACTAAGCGTATCACCAGCCATTATCGAGGCTTTTAAGCAAGGCAATGAAGGAAAGCTGAATTCCATGACAGCATGCACATACATCGCCCGCGCCTACCAGGTCGCGGCAGTGTGCCCGATACTTTCCGCAGCTTGCTTCAACTACGCAGAGTCACTCACAGATCGCATTGATGACTTTTGGGATAGAGAGTCCATTATGTTCACTGGCTGCCCAACACGCTCCGAGGCAGTTATTCAGTTGAAGGCAGAGTGGGTTCTCCACAGCGTCGATTTCGCGGACACACTCGCTCGATGCGGGTACGACGCCACCGTTTCGGAGATTGAGAGCTATTCAGCGCTCTTCGACGGTCTGCACCCATCCGGACTCCCCTCGGTTCTTCGAGTGAGGGAGGTAGTCCCAATGACCTGGAAGTCTTAAAACTCCATGTGTTTCACCTATAGTGCACTGATATGTTATGTAGCATTGTATGTATTGTTAGTTTGGCTTTATGTTCGATTACGTGATCTAGATATTCCTCTTCGTGTCCTTAGTACTTGCATAGAAAACTGACGGACCAAAGACGGATGACGAAGCACCACTCGAAAACAAGTCAGATATGTACGCGGGGTGACCAGGGCGGTGGCGTTTTCACGCAGAAGTACCGCTCTCGGCATCGAGAAGCTGAGCGGCCATAGTTTAAAACCACACGTCTTCTTCATCATAGATGTGTGACCGTGGATTGGGGAGCATCCTGTCTCTTCCCCAAGGCCATGATCCGAAGCCGCAGGTACATTGATGGGGTGTGCCTTTGAAGCGCCTTATTCTTCCAGCTCCAGCCTCCTAACGGGTTGGGGTGTGAGCCTGGTCGTTTGGTCGGACACACGTGAGGTGAAGGCTGCCTGACGCCAGTACGGATGGTCCCTTGCCGG